CGTCCAGCACATCATCTTCAATAGATTCTGTCGTTGTTCTATATCTGTTTTTAAATAGCTTTTTCTTTTTCTCTCTTGTTGTTACTTCACCCTCAAAGTCATCACCAATTATCTCAAGCGTTATTTTTTGATCAGCTAACTCGAATTTGCCACCAAACAAAGAGCCAACAGTTCCGCCGAGCACCGACCCTACCGCAGCACCAATGGGGCCACCAGCAGCAAGCCCGATAGATGCGCCAATTGAACCACCTATACCACCGCTACCGCCAGCAGTTGAACCAAGCAGCCCGCCTAAGCCAGCCGCAGCGCCGAATTGAAGGTTACTAAAACCAGATGCGCCACCAAAAACCCCGCCAAGCCCTGAAAGTGCTGAGCCAATGTTATTGCCGCCCAGAAGCCCGGATAGATTACTAAAACCTCCACCACCTCCAGTAAGCGCCCCAGCAATATCAGCCCTAGCAGCTTGTACTAGCATTTCAGCAATCATGCGCTTAAATGCGTTCTCTAAGTTGTCAAACAGGTCACCAAAGCCATCATCGATATTCATGATTACATCAACAAAAGCAGCGTCAACAGAGTCAATTGCCCTATCTGTCACTTTGGCCCATTCAGTAGCAGCGTCGCCAGCTTTCCTTAAATCTTCTTGCTCTTTGCTTATCTCTTTTCGCTGCGCTTGAAGTTGCTTAATCTGCTCCTTTAGAACCTTTATCATCTCAGGGCCAGCACCGTATGCTATAGCCTCTTGTATTGCTTGGTACTCTTCAAACTCGTCAGCAGTTAGCCTTAGCTCTTCCTTTTGGTTTTTTATAGATAATATTTGGGCGTTGAAACCATCGGCCAAGCTTCTGTTTGCCAGTGACATTTCTTTTGTTACTTTTACAACCTCGCTTCCTGCGCCTTTCCAGTTTTGAAGTGATTGTATGTTACCTGTCAGCACGGCATTTATTGTGTCTAGTGTGTCTTTGTATTCCTTGCTTTCTTTATCTAGCTTTGCGATCTCGGCTTCTAAACTTTTAACTTGTGCGGTGTATACGTTAGTGGCTTTACTTCTTGCGTCACCGTTTCTTTTGTTACTCTCCCTTTCTTTATCAATAGCTTTGGCAAGCCTTTCTGACAGTTCTATTCTTTTTTGATCTGCTTTTATTGCGGCCCTTTGAGCATCAGCATAAGCACCAGCAAGCTGGCTTTTTGTCATAGCGCTGTATACTTTTTCTAGCTTCGCTATTTTTTCTGCGTGCTTATCTGACGCCTCGCTCGCCTCGTCAATGTCATCTTTGTAAATGCTAAATGCAGTTGCGGCAGCGCCAAGGGCGGCCACAGTCAAGCCTATTGGGCCAAGCAGCACTCTAGTTGCCAGCGTTAACGCATTGGTTCCCGCTGTTGCCGCCGCTAAAGTTGATACGTATGAAGCCATTGAGGGTATTGTAGACGCAACAAGAACAGCACCAGCAGCGCCTAGTCCAGCTATTATTGGCTCTATGTTTTCGGATGCAAATACAAATGCATTGCCTAGCGCCATTGTTGAGTCTCTCAATAATTCAGACTCGCCAACAAATTTAGTTGTGTTTGTTCTTGCTACTTCCAAGCTCTGCGCGTATGTTCGCTCAACTTTCGAGGCCATTTGATCGGCTGTGTTCTCGTAGTCTTCTAGAGCCTTAAACAGTATTTCAGCAGTTATACCGCCAGTGGCAGCAAAGTCTTTTAAATCTCCCTTTGCTATATTTAGGCTGCTTGATAGTGCGTCCAATATTCTTGGTGCACCTTCGGCAACAGAGTTAAATTCATCACCCCGCAAAGCGCCAGCGCTTAATCCTTGGTTTAGCTGTAGTATTGCACCCGCAGCCTCTTCCGCGCTCTTACCACCGACAAGAAAAAGCTTGTTAAGAGTGCCAGTTACAGCTAGTACTTCCTCTTGAGTTTTACCTAGTGATTCTGTGCTTCTAGATAGCCCGGTGTAAAGCTCTGTTGTTGCCTCTAAATTTGTTCTAGTCTCTTTTGCTAAATCAACAACTTTTTGCTGCGTTAAAAAAAGATCCTCAGTGCCGCTGGTAACTTGCCTAAGTTGGTTTGTTACCATAGTCCAGCTATCGGAGTACTTGATAACCTCCTGGGTGGCATTGGCTATCCCAAGCGTAGCTATTACAGCACCAGCAGCACCAAGGGCCTTATTCATGCCGTCAATGCTTTTCTCTGTCCTGTCACCTTGCTTTGCAAGTGAGTCTAGCCGCTTTTCCGCTGTGACTAACTCCCTCGTGTCGGCTTTAAAACCTATCGTTGCTAAGTCTGTCATTTTTAGTCTCGTTTATTACTGTTAATAAGATTATAGCGATTCAGACACAAAAAAACCCCTTACCTAGGGGCTTTTGAAAACATCCTTTTAAATGCCTTTGAAATATTCGCGCCAAGCAATACGCCGTCGAAAGTTTCTTTGCAGTGCGGTGGTGGTCTATTTAGATCCTCTTCTGCCAAATAAATCTCGGTTACATAGTCTCTACTCATATTTACTATGCACCTACACTCAAATGGAGATAATTCAAGCTCCAAAGCCCTTGAGTAATTTAGGACGTCCGTGTAGTTAATTGGCGTCTTTTCCCTTCCGCACCGTCCAATCTCGTTCCAGCAATCAGATATAAATGGATCGCAATTTGGTATATCACCATTTGGATCGCCATCCGTTAAAAGTTCATACCTTGATTTTGGTTTGCTGTCTTTTTCGTGAGATTTTGGGCGACTGTTAAGCCACCCCAATTGCCTTGCGTATAAGCTAAGCTCATCGCTTAGCCTTTTATAAAATTTCTGCGGTCAGCCATAAAGTCACCAACCTGCTTAGTTATCTCAGCATAACCCAGATAAAGCTTAACTGCGTTTTCGTAATTGCACTCTAAATCTTCACCGTTAACAGAAATGTTCTGCCATGATATTGTCATTTTGGCATAAGTTTCCGCTGCGACCTGTTTCATCTCATCAAAGTCTGGATTGTCGCTGCTTTGTTTTTTAGCTTGCTTATTCCTTACCGCTCTTTGAATTATCTTTTTGTACTCGTCAGAGTCAGTGCCCTTTAGCTTTATTGTTACTGGCTTTTTGTTTTTATCATCTGCGTAAACAGCTTCACCAGTTAGCGGGTGCTTTAAGTGTAAATCCGCTCCATTTTCTGCGGGCGTGTTAGTGTCAAAAATCTTTAAATCAAAAGTCATAATCTCATACCTTGCAATTATCATCCAAAATTAAAAGCGGGTGGCGATGGATGGGTTCGCCAGTCTGCCGACCTTTACCCGCAAACCTTGATTATGGTGCCACTTCAACTGGTACTTTGTTTACGCGAATGTTAGCAGTTGAACCAACCATCTGGTTGGCTGAGCCTACGTTGGTTGTGTAGCTAAACACTTTGGTGTCAAGATAGAATACTGTACCGTCTTGAAGTTGAACCTTCACAGATAGCGGCGTAAACTGGTTGGCACCGTCATTGTGGGAAATTAATAATTGCTGCCCCACATCAGTTGAGTCCCTATCCAAGCCTAGTGATGGTTGACCGTACTGTATGAAGCCCTTAAAGAACTCTGTAATACCAGTAGCAAGCGGTTGACTTGTCACCTCATCAGACTGACCGCCAAACTCACCAAGACTCATAACCTCACCAATTAGTATAAAGGTCATAGCCTCATAACCTGCTTGGTCGAATGTAGCTGGTTGCCCGGTGGCCGCTGAGACAACCACCCCTGTACTCGTTTGTTTTGCCATTTCAATTACCTCATATATATGATTATTGGATTATCCTGTTACAGTTTACTACCCAATAACAGTGTAGTCTATGGTGATGGGTGTTTTGATGTGGGTGTCATCCTGAAACATACTACCAACAGTTGCTTTATATATTGACACTTTTTGACCGTTTGACTCTATATTACCTTCAAGACCTCTGCCGAATGTGTTTTTAATGGCGTCAACTTTAGCGCCATTGTAAAATTTTCCTTTTGCTTTTGGGGTGCAAACCACCAGCGTGTAAATACCGGTATAAGTTTCTGTGTCACCAGATATGGCAACTTCATTGTCTATTATTGCGTCAGTTTCTTTTATGTAATCTTTGTCTGGGCTCGGCGTAAATCCTTTTCCATAAAAAGCAACATCCAAAGATGTTACGGAAACCAGCTTTTGTACAAGCGCCGCACTTTTATCGTTTATTGATACACTCATTTTCTTAAATTAACCTCTTCTCTTAAGTATCTGCGCATCTTTCTGACATTAACCCTAACAACCCCGCTTGGTGCTTGCTGTGACCAACCGTCGTATTCTATCCTCATGGCGTAAGGCATGGAGTTTGTAAAGTAGCCAACTTTGCCAGTCCCAAAAACTGAGAATGTTTTCGCTATTCCGCTTAGGGAGTTTGTACCGTTTGGGTTTTCTGGCGCATCTATCTTGTAACTAATATCGCCTATTGAGCTATTCCAGTTATTTTTTAAGAAACCTTTATCAACTGGCGATTGAAGTACCATTTGGTTGGCACCCCTAAGCACAACTGCGCTAGCTATTTCATTTAAATGCTCCTTTCTTCTGACTGCAAACCTCCATAAGTCACCGCCCAAGCCCATAACTATTTCCTCAAGTGGTAAATTCTGAAAACGTTAATACCGTCAACTTGGTCAATGGTCTTAGGCAGAGATATAACACGCCAAGTCTCGCCACCTACAGTAGTATAAGCGCCAATGGGGATAGCTTGGTCGGGCTCACTATAGAAAAAGCAAAACCTGTCACTTTTCAATATTTGGGTTCCGTCATCCTCTTGCTGTGAGGCCATAGCCATTGAAGAAAATGGTAACAGTGGGGTTATTGTACCGCTGACCACTTCCGGCGGCTGAGGCGGTACAACATTACCTAAATTGTCATAACCACCAGCACTACCATCCGATATAGTGAAACTGCCATCAGCACCAAAGTTATTTATTATCTTCGCTGCGGTGCCTCTAGCCTTGGTGTAATCAAAAGCCATTATCCGCGCCCCCAGCAAGCACCACCAGAATGGCGTGTGTATGGTGCCAACAATCTTGTTATTAGCGTGGTGTTGTTTGTGTATGTGGACTGGCTATTTTCAACGTATTCAACCTCAGTTTCCAAAACGTCTAGCTTATCCCGCTGCATTTTCACTTGACCTTCACTTCTTGCTGATACATCTATAAACAGCTTACCTTCCAGAGATTGATAAGCCGCTTGCGCTGCACCATTTCTAATGTCGGTTATTAAAACCTCATCAGTTGGTAGTAGCATTTTCTGGTCAGGCTGAACCTTATCGCCTTTAAACTTATATGTGGTGTCAATGAAGTACACGCTGCTAATTATTATGGCTTGCTCTATCTGCGCGTCAGTCTTTGTTGAGTAGTCATATTTCAACTCATCAGCCCATGCTTTGTATTCATCAACAGTCAAATAGCCATTTTCGCCTACAGTAATAGCCATTATGCAGCCCCTTTTAATTTGTTTAAGTATTCGTCAAGTATAGCAAGTCTTTTCTTTATATTCGCTACTTTGTTATGCAGTCCCACTGGGCTTCCTTTTGGCTTTGCTAAGTTATAAGCAGCAATCTCAGCCGCGTGCCTATCTTTAATTAGTGGGCTTAAAAGCATTAGGCCGCCCAGTCTGTCCTTTTCAAATTCAACAAACTTAGGGTAAATAACCTTCTCCGCTCTATACTCAACCATTTCTGTGCTTTTCCCCGCACCCAATCTTCTTCCACTACAGTTCCTTTGGATGAATGACAAAACAATATTAACCTGTTTATCGTTTGGTTTTTCTTTTAACTTCATTGTGTGACCTATAATTAATTTTAAGTAATTATAAAATATTTTCTTGCTACTGTAAAATGTTAGTGCTATTGTTTTTAAATCGAATCGGGGGAATGAAAATGTTTGAATTAAATGGTCTTCGTGTAGCTTTATTGCTTTTACTTATAACTGGATTGTCATTGTTAACAACTGCATATGAAACTCACCAGGATGTGTTTTACTGGTCTGTGTCATTTGCATTGATTGGATTGGCTTACATAGCTTGGGTTCTGGCAGAAACGAAATGAATAGAATTTTAGAATGGGTTATTGATTTTACTTTAGATGTTGGGGAATGATTATGGAATACTTGAATAGAGAATACTCAGCAAGTACAGATAGAGAGTCATCATGCAGTGGCAATGAAACGGACAAAAAAGAACCGATGTGGGACATTGCTCATCGTAACAATTTCGTAAAGCTTGCCGATGGCACTTTGGGTAAGGCGAAGAAAAGGGTTATAGATAGAAGGGCTCGCGGTATGAGTTCAAACCCAAGAATTTTTACTAGTTTATAGGATTGTATAAATGAAAAAGTTAGCGCTTTTGATGTTTTTTTCATCTTCTTTGCTTGCTCAAGATTGGGTGGTGCACAAGGATAGTGACCCCTTTACAGATGCAGATAATTACGTCGCAGTTGTCGATGGTGTTAGAGAAAAGCTTTACGCAAGATGTATTAACAACAAGTCTCAGATAGTCATTAGCTCAGAAAAATACATAGGCAGAAAAAGCCAGACAATCACATACAGAGTTGACGCAGGCCATATACAAAAAGCATACGCCAAAGCTGTAAAGGGTGGCGACGCACTGATAATACAAGATGATTTTAATTTTGTGTCAAACTTGTATGGCTCTCAAAAGTTATTTGTTAGATATGAAAATTATTTAGGCAAAACTTATGTAGCTAAATTTAAAATATCAGGCGCAGAGAATGCACTATTTTTTTACGCTAAGTGTGGTATGAGTGGAAAATAAAAGGGGCTGATGCCCCTTTGTTACTTCTTGCTTTTTTTCTTACTTTCTTTTTTCTTCTTTTTTTTGGAGTTTTTAACTCTATTTCCGCGTGTGTTGTATTTCATACCTTAACCTCATGGTGTGTCACTTACTATGTCAGAAGATACCATGTTGTTCATAACAAAAATACAATTGTTTTCTGTCCCTGAGTCCATCAAGTATGGGTAGCTGTCCCCGTCCCCCATTCGCCACCAGTGTTTTGGTTTTGTTGTCAAGCTCATTAAATCCAAAGGTTGACCGTTATTGTATATTGCACTGGCTGTAGAGCTTACATCGCTATCAAAAACAGCAAGCTCATCAACTCTGCAATTGTTTCTTAGGCTTTGGCCGTTGTTGTATTTTCCGACTCTAAAATTTTGACCAATTATTGAACCTGTATATCCATAGTTGTTGTTAGACAAAATTAAGGAGCTTGTTACGTCAGTTCCATCTAAAAAAAACTTAAACCTGCCGTAGTAGCTACTTATTGATCCGCTAGAACTTCCAGTAGTGCCGCCATCATAAGAGATTAATACATGATGCCATTGGCCAACCACTAACGAGTCTGATTGCGTTGTGAAGTTCAACCTGTTGTTATTGCTTCCGTAACGCATTTCAAGCCTTTTAAGGCTCCCGTTGTACTTTAATTGTATATGACCCTGATTAGCAACGTCTTGACTACCAAAATAAATAATTGTTTGAGATGCATTCGTTGCAGTTCCTCCTTTAAACCAAAATGATATAGTCCACGCGTCACCACTGCCGCTTCCGTTGGATGACCTACCCAGAACCCCATCTAATATGCCAGCGTTAGCGCCCAAAAAATCATTATTATTAAAATTTACGCTCTTTGTGTTTGCAAATGCAGGGGTTGAAACGTTTATAATTAAGCTCTTTGCGTCCTCCCCATTGTAGTTTATGGCTTTCATTCCTACAGTGTAAGTGCCAGTGGTCAAACTTGTACCGCCCACTATTTTTCTAATGTTCCCTTCTACGGTTACAACCCCGGCCGGGAGATTATCCCACTCATACCCTACACCATAATTAGCTGTTAATTCGTAATTAAGTGTTTCACCCTGTGTCAAGTTAACAGATAGCCCGGACGTAATGCTGGGTAACTCACCTGTATTCGTGCCGCTAGCAGAAAACACAGCATTAAGAGCGTTAACAGTGCTGGCAACATCACCACCATATGGTAAGCCATTGCTATCAACATAGTCAGAAAATGGCGCATTTGATACAATATCAAACCCCTTTGCCAAGTCGTGAATGCTGCAAACTCCGTCACCCTCAACAGCTTGCAAGCTATTTAAAAACTGCACACCGTTGGCATCTTCTATAAATATTGCATTTGCAGCACTATCTTTATATATTTTTATACTCATATTTTAGCCCTTATTGATACGTAAACACCCGCGTTCTGCATTGTGCCGCTTGCCGAAAGTCTAACCTGCATTTTTGCCGGGTTGTTTTTTGTGTTTGTGTCACCAATGTATATTGGGAAGCTTGTCACTCGCTGGTAACTTATACCAGACCCGTTATCTAACCTTTCAGACCAAAATTGCAAAGGGTATTGACCAGCGCCACCTCCAAGTAAATACCTAGCCTCAAGAAGGCAGTTGTTCGTTTGTGGTGTAATTGTAAAGTCGTTTCGTACTTCAATTTCACTACCTAAATTTAAATAAGCAAAGTCAAGCGACCCACTAGAAACATTTAACACATCAGGAACACCGTTTGGCGAGTACGTTTTATTTGTGAAAGGCCCTAACCCATCGTTAGGCACGTCAACCCAAGTATTAGCAGGTAAAGCAAGTGGGGTCGCTTGGGTTGAGCTATCGTTGTAATCAATAAACCCAAAGTTACTATCGCTTGTTCCGCCCTGGGTTGCTGCTAGTATTTTTTCTAGCAAGTCGTTTCTTATAGACATTTCAATTGCTCCAATGTCAAAAAAATGGCAGGTGTTACCAGCTCATCCCCTGAGCTTTGGCAGTTGGCAGGTGATTGGGACGTCCCGCGCGGCCCTGCCAAGTAACCGCGCATTAATTATATTCTATTCAATTGCAGTTAGCCAATCCCTCAGAAGTTGATTTCTATTACTTTCATTACTTACCGTCCCGCCAGTGGCGATAACTATTTTTACTAGTATCTGGTTCATTTTAAAACTCCAATAAAAAAGACCCTATTCAGGATCTTTTTTTTGCTTTCTTTTTGGTTTTTCGCCGTGGACTTTATCACCATCTTGCAATGTTTCAGGCTTAAAGCGAATATCAACTACAGTGTAACCCTGCTTTCTAATATCCGCTTTAAGCTCTTTTGACACTGGATGGCTAACATACATCTTAGCCATAAATCACCTACTGGTCAGCGTCAGCAATAGCAAGCGTACCCAGCGTATGCTTAACATCAGACATAACCAAGTCCCAATTAGAGCCAGTAAATAAAGCGGAATCATCAGGTGAAGAACCACCGTTAGCCTCATCCCACTTATAACCCTTCAACTTAACACCAAATGTATAGTCAGCTTGCCATGTTGTCTCTATACGCTCATTGCCGTTTTTCGTTTCCATATTTGTAATTATGTCGGACGCGTTATCACAAACAACACCGCCAACAGTGACAGATAACACTTTAACCTTGTTTGGTGTGCCAGCCACGAGCAAGGCAGGAATGTCAGAAACCACCATCAACTTACCCAAAATAGAAACGATGGTGACATTACTAGAGACAAACAGTCGCTCACCATTATCAAGCGCGTTATTAATAAGATTTCTATTGCCTGTTGAGTGCATAATGTCAGCTTGCAGCATCCCAGACATATCACCGAATTTAAAATGTGAGTTGTTAAGCACCTTTTGAGTTAATGCGCCAGCGCCACCAGATAAGGCTGATACATCATTAACTAGAGCCGCTTGATTTTCAACCGCGGCAACAGCACAGCCAACTACTGTATTTAATTGGTCAGCAAGCAATGCATCAGCAAAACCCTCAGAGATTACCATGATCGCCTCAGCGGGGCTTTGTTGAAGCCAAGACATCTGAGATGGCTCAAAAACGATAGGGCCGAAGCCGCCAGCAACTTTAACCCCGCCAGACTCACCCATTGCTAGAGCCGTAGAGGATGTTGAAGAGTTAACCGCATTTCTATTAACCCGACGTTGAGCGCCAGCTAGCTGTTGAAAAAATGACTCTTTGGTGTAACTACCGCGCCAAGCGTTAGCATCAAGAGTTATAGTGCCGCCGGATGCAGCATTAAAAGCGTCAAGTTTTTGACCTAAAAGCTCTATTGTTGTTGTGTAGATTTCAGAATCGTACACGTTCATGTTAGACAGTGCCATTGTATTACCTCGTATTTATAAGCCGTGTTTAGCAAGTCTTTGCTCAAGACTTGCCCTTGTATTACCTTTTGTTGTTGGGGCACTGCCACCAATTTGACCACCTAGAATACCCGCGCCTCTAGTGGTCGGGTTTGCCTGTTTTAACAAGCTATACTTATCGCTTTCTATAACAGAGTTTAAAAAGCCTTTCGCATCTAAAGATGAAGCACTGCCGTCATCATTAGTGTAAATAATTTTGCCGTCATCGGTTACTTGCTGCTTACTTGATAAAGCTAATGTTAAAAGCTCTCTCGCGTTATCATCAACGGGATTAAAAGCAGCCACCATTTCCGCAACTTCAAGCTTTGCTTTATCTTTAGCTCTGCTTACAGTGAATTGCTTCTCAGCTTCGGTTGTCGCTTCAATCCTAGCCCTCTCAACGGCGTCCGATAGCTGCTCTTGATATCTTTGCTCTATAGCATCAACATCACCCTTACTTCTGGCCTCATCAAGCGCCGCTTGCCTTGCCGCTTTAATTTTTTCAGCTTCTTGCGCTTCAATCTCAGCCAGCCTTTCGTTTAGCTGTTGAGCTTCGCTTTTACTCTTTGCATCCAAGTTATCAAGTGAAGCCTTTAGGCTTGCTACTTTTTTAGAATCTTTTGATACAAATGCATCACCAACCTGCTCAAACCCATCTTTTAAAAAATCAGGGACTTGCTCGTACTGCTCTTTTGTTAACTCTGTCATAAAACACCGTTTTACGTTAATGAAGCCAGGCACGGCCCAGCGGTTTTAATTTATTTTACTGTATTTGTTCTTTCTCAGCAAGAATCTGCTCTATAGGGGCCTTTAGCTCGCCCGCAGCATCCAACACCCTTAACACTTCCTCTTCTGGTATTATGCCCTGAGCAAAATCGTTGCTAATTGCTTTGCGCTCTTCTGGTGTTAGCTTTCTAATTGAAAAGTCACGAGGAATTTTAAATACTATATCTTCCATAGCATTCTTAAATCCGTCTTCACTATTCTCGTAAAGACCCTCAAA